AAAGATTTAGGATTGGACGACGACGAAATTAACGCGTTGATGGGAGCATAATATGGCGATAACTAGACTAGGACCAAATCAATCAGTAAACCTTGCAAGCAATGTTACAGGAACATTGCCCGCGGCTAATGTTGCTAACTCTACTTTAAATAATGTAACAGCTTTACCAGCAGCTATCCCCACGGGTAAAATTTTGCAAGTTGTTACTTCAGAAAATGCTTATGCAAATTCTCATACATCATCATCATATCAAGATATTAATTCTGCAAGTGGAACTGTTTGGACAACTGTACTTACTCCATCAGCAACAAGTTCTAAAATATTAATCACAACAAGTATTTATATTTATTGGGAAGAAAATGGTAATGCAAGTAATAGAGGAGATTGTGGGGTAGATTTTAAAATAGGAAGTGGCTCTTATACTCAAGTTCAAACTGGACAAATTGGAAACTATGATTATGGTGGAAGTGGAGTTCAATCAAGAAATAGATTAAGTTTTAATTATTTAATATCGCCAAGCACAACTTCAGCAGTCACAGTTAAGTTTAAATATAATTGTGCGTCAGGTTGCACAGGAGTTGTTAATGATGGTGGAGATGCTGATAGTAATTGTACTTTATGGGAGATAGCTGGATAATGACAAATATAGAAATTATAAATGCAATTAAAGAAATAAATCCAAACGCAGAAGTATTTGTTGGTGGAAATAGTTTAGATGAAATTACTTGGTTAAATGGAACAACACCTATTCCTAAAGCTGACATAGAAGCTAAAATGGCAGAGTTACCTACTGCTGAAGAAGAAGCTGCACAAAGAGAAACAGAAAAAGCATCCGGTAAACAAAAACTCAAAGATTTAGGATTAAGCGACGCCGAGATAAAAGCACTGACAGGAGCATAGACCATGCTCTTCGGATTTGCTTCATTTGCCGAAACAGCGATATCATCAATATCGTCGGCTTCTAACGTTACAGTAATAGCTCAAAAAAATAGATTAACTGCAACTATAGGACCTATTAGTGTTTCGGGAACTTCTTCTGTAGCTAATCCAAGTCCAACTAAACTAACATTAGGTATAGGAACTGTAACCTTATCTACAACTTCTAATATTACAGGATTAAAAGTTCCTTTAGTTTTAGGCAATGGAAATGTTACTGTTTCAGGTAACGCTAATGTTGCATCTGTTGGAAACGCGTTGACTATTAAGACTGGAACTGTTACAATAACAGGTACAGCTAATGTAACGAACCTTAAAGTTCCATTAACGCTAGCAACAGGAAATGCAGGAGTTATAACTTGGAATGAAATTATACCAGGAGCAACAATGGTTTGGACACCAATAAAACCTTATTAATATGGCATCAACTTTTTCAACAGATTTATCATTAGAACTAGTAGCAACCGGTGAAAAAGCTGGTCTATGGGGTGCAATTACTAATACTAATTTACAAATATTACAAGCTGCAGCATCGGGTTATGTAGAAGTAGCAATGACATCAGGTTCTGATGTTACATTAAGTTTGGCTGACGGATCGGCGACCGCGAATGGTAAGAATCTATATTTAAAATTAACTGGTACAATGACTGCCAATATTAGTTTAATCATACCTGCATCAACAACAGGTGGTGCAGCAACTAGAATATATATTATAGAAGATGCAACAGATAGAACTACAGCAAATAAATTTACATTAAATATTAAAACAGCTGGATCATCAAGTCCGGTTCCAGTACCTGTAGGATCAACATTAATAGTAAGATCGGACGGCACAAATACAGCGTTAGCTTTAAGACAAGAAGGACATTTAGCAATTAACTCATCTTCTATTACAGCTTATACTGCTGTAAGTGGTGATGTATTATTAATAGATACACAAAATAATGCTGTTACAATTACACTACCAGCTTCGCCTAGCGCTGGCGATGTGGTTACTATTATGGATGCTTCAGCTGCTGGGGGATTTGGTTCTAATAATGTTACAGTAAATAGAAACAGTCAACCTATTAGAGGCGCTGCTTCTAATTTAACTTTAAGCACTAATAATCAATCGATTAAACTTTACTACACTAACGCAACCAAAGGTTGGCAATACGTATACAACCAAACTACATAGGAGTAACAGATGCTTACGAAAATTAAGTTTGCTCCTGGAATTGACAAACAAGATACTGCTGTTGGAGCAGAAGGTCGTTGGGTAGATTCAGACAATGTAAGATTTAGATATGGCCTACCAGAAAAAGTTGGTGGTTGGCAATCTCTTTTAACAGATACTATTGTAGGCGTAGCTAGAAAACAACATGCTTTTGTTGATAAAGAAGGAAACAGATACGTTGCAATAGGAACAGATAAATTTTTACTTGTATATTTTGAAGGTCAACTTCATGATATAACACCTATTAAATCTACAATTTCAAGTGTTGTTATGTCTGCTCAAGATGCAACACAAGAAGTATCACTAACATTTTCATCCAATCATAATTTACAATCTGGTGATATTATTTTATTAGATAGTGTCACTGTACCAAGCGGTATTGGTTTAACAGATGCTGCATTTGAAGATAAACTATTTCAAGTAACTAGAGTTACATCATCTTTAATTGCAATTATAACAGGATCTCAAACTACAACAGGAGCTGCTGGTGGTGGAGCGTGTGATGTAATTCCTTATGAACCTGTTGGCCCTGCCGCACAATCTTATGGTTACGGTTTTGGTATTGGTCAGTACGGTGGTACAGTTCAAGGTGCTCAACAAACTACTTTAAACGGAGCGTTGTTAGCAGACACAAATGGTACTGGTGGATCGGGGACTGTTATTAATGTTACATCAAATACAGGTTTTCCAACAACAGGAACTATAGCAGTTGGAAATGAATTAATCACTTACACTGGAAAAGGTACAAATACTTTAACAGGTATCACTAGAGGAGCTTTTGGAACCGCAACCTTTGGGACTTCAAATGGTCAAGCTCATTCAAGTGGTGATCCAGTTACTGATGCTACAAAATTTTCTGGATATGGGAGTGCAGTAGATGCTGGAACGATAATTCTTGAACCTGGTCTTTGGTCATTAAGTAACTTTGGTGATGTATTGGTTGCAACTATCGGTAATGGTAAAACTTTTACATGGAACTCTGATATTGCAGCAAGATTAACTACAAGAGCATCAACATCAACTTCTAGTTTTGAAACTACAAACAATCCAACAGCAACAAGAACAACTTTAATTTCTCCAACTACACGTCACTTAATTCATCTTGGAACCGAAACAACTATTGGAGATCCAACTACACAAGATGATATGTTTATAAGATTTTCTACAAACGAAAAAATAAATGAATACACACCAGAAGCAACCAATACTGCAGGTACACAAAGATTACAAGATGGTACAAAAATCATGGGAGGTCTGGTTGCAAAAGAAAATATTTTAGTGTGGACAGATAATGCACTATATACAATGAAATTTGTTGGTGCACCTTTTACATTTGGTTTTGAACAAGTTGGTACTAACTGTGGATTAATTGGTAAAAATGCAGCAATAGAAATTGATGGTGTTGCATATTGGATGGGTAATAATGGTTTTTTCTCTTTTGATGGTACAGTAAATACACTACCTTGTTCGGTTGAAGATTATGTTTATGATGATTGTGATACAACAAAAGGACAACAAGTTGCAGCAGGTATTAATAATCTATTTACAGAAGTTGTTTGGTGGTATCCAACACAAGGATCTGATTTTAACAATAGATATGTAGTTTATAATTACGGTCAAAACAATGCGCAATTACCTATGGGTAATTGGTACACAGGTGTTAATACAAATTCTATTAGAACTACTTGGATTGATTCATTAGTATATCCAAAACCTTATGCTACAGCATATAATAGTTCAAACAATGGTAGTTTTCCAGAAGTTCTAGGTCAGAGTGGTTTAGGTCAAAGTGTATTTTTTGAACATGAAACAGGAAATGATCAAATTAATCCAGACGGAAGCACTACTACTTTGACATCTTTTATAGAGTCTTTTAGCTTTTCTTTACAAAAAGATCAAAGTGAAGTATTCCTAGCCATGAGAAGATTTTTACCAAACTTTAAAACTTTAGTAGGCAATAACCAAGTGACTATATCAGTAAAAGATTTTCCTGCAGATAATTCTGTTACAAGTGCATTGAGTCCTTTTACTATTACATCAAGCACAACAAAAGTCGATACTAGGGCTAGAGGACGTTATGCAAGTATTAAAATAGAAAACACAGCGGCCGGTGAATCGTGGAGATTTGGTACGTTTCAAGTAGACCTACAACCAGACGGAAGAAGAGGATAATGACAAAAGTAGTAGTAAGATTACCAGAACCTAAAAAAGAATATAGTGAAGATAACCAAAGACAAATTAATAAAGCATTAACTAATATTATTGAACAATTAAACTCAACATATCTAACACAACAAAAAGAGGATCAAGAAAGATTTACTTGGTTAGGATTAGGATAATGGCAAATATATATAAAAATGATAAAGTAAGTTTAACTAACACAAACGTTACAACTTTATATACCGTACCAAGTAATTCACGTGCTATTGTAAAATCTATTTTAGTAGCAGAAGATGCAGGAAGTGCAGCAGTAGTTAAGGCAACATTAACAAATTCAACAGGAACAGCTTTTGTAATTGATAATAATGTAAGTTTAAGTGCTAATGAAAAAGAACAAATTTTGACTGAACCTTTAATTATGACAGAAAGTGAGATATTAAAAGTTCAAGCAACTAGTGGTGCAGTAGATATAATTGCATCAATATTAGAAATTAACAGGGAGGACAGATAATGTTTGTAGAACAAGAAGAATCGTTTGAAAAACAAACCATCAATGGCGTTGAAGTAACAGTTTATAAACCTAGAGTTGAGGTCACTGTAAAACACATGACAACAGGCCAAGAGTATGGATCAGACGAAGAAGCAAAACAAGACGTAGATGACCCTAATACAGACACTAAACAAGAAGACATATCTAGAAGTGTTCATATTAAGGTACAAAGCATACCACTAGGTGGTCAAACTAATATGTTTTAAGGACGTTGACGAATGAATAAAAACCTTGTAAATTGTAATACATTCGCCTTTTTACAAGCTTTGCGAACTTGCTTTCATCGTATAATATAAAGAGAAAATATGGGATTTTTAAAAAAAATATTCAGACCAGTATCGAAGGTATTAGATAAAGTAATACCTAATGAAATAAAACCAGCATTACCGTACCTTGCTGCGTTTGCGCCTATGCTTGCTCCAGGTATTATGGGAAGCAGTGTATTATCAAGAGCTGCAATGGGTGGTGG